AAGTTCGCCGGTGTTGTGATCGGCCAGGCTGTCGCCAGCGGTGCAAGCGAAGGCCGCTTGGATATACTTCGGCGAGGCGGTGGTGCCAGCCTCCATGACGTAAGGCGTCGTAGAGGGGTTGACCTTGTAGAACACTTCGGTGCCGCTCGGGTTCAGCTCTTGCGAGGCGATGAACGCATTCGGGTCCGGCGTGGTATCGTCGTGACCAATCTCCACCGTGGTGGTGATAGTCGCGGCGTCCGTGCTGTCGAACACGCTGACGAGGCGGGTGGCGGCGGACTTGACGGCCATGCCAGCAACCACAGGGATGAGGTTAATGGTCTGGGCCGCGTCGGTGTCGGTCAGGTCGTTGTGGTCGAGGATGACCTTGTGGGTGTAGCCGAAGGCGGCTTTGGTTTCTGCGGGCAGTTCGTAGACTTTCATAGTGTCGTTATTCTTTAATTGAGGTTGCTACTAGGAAGTCGCGGAGAACTTGCCGAGACCCTTGGGGTTCCAGCACACCAACGCGGCGATGGCATCGACGAGGCCACGGGGACCACCACCCTGATCTTCCAGCTCTTGGAAGCGGGGACGACGGCCGTAGCGCGATTCGAGCATGTCGAAGTTGAGCAGGTAGCCACGGGCCGAGGAAACGGCAGCGGCTTGGTCCTTAGCGTTGAACAAGGTCGGCACCAAAGTAATGGAGCCGAAATCGCCGATATACGCATCGACAGCATTGATGATCGTGCGGTCGTTCAGCGGGGCCGTGTATTGGCGGGTGCTGAGAGCCGTGTTGCTGCCGCCGCTGGTGTAGCGGGTGAACTCGCTGAAACGCTTCTTGAGGTTCGGGCCGCAGACGAGGTCCATCGACTCGATGGTGCCGGTCTGCTCGTAAACGCTCTGAAGCACGGCGGCAACATCCGCTTCCGTAAGGGTGGCGGTTGTCGCGGAGCTGTTGACCGAGGCGGACGGAGTGCGGAACGCTGTGGGGACCGGGAGGTCCGTCTGCGCCGAGTTGTTGATCCAGTTGCCGAGACCGCGAGTTTTGAACGGGCTGACACCGGCCTGCTCTTGCGACTCGTTCCATGTCACGCTTGAGTTCGATCAACGCGCGGGAAACGCCGCGAGCCATTTCTTTTTTCTTACCAACGCCAGCGATGTTATCGACGTTCTGCGCGAAGTCATCGACTTTGATGCTGCGGCGGAACTTCTGGGCGCGGCCGGAAAGGAGGACGCGGTTTTTGGCGGGATCGTCGAACGTGGTAACGTCGGCGTTGGTGAGGACACCGTCGAACGACGGGTCATTGTAGCTGTCGGCCTGCCAGGAAAAGACAGAACCATTGGTGAGATCCGAGCCGGATTTGATACGAGAAGTGACGGGCGTGTTTTTCTGGTCGATGACCGAAATTACGTCAGCTAGATCCTCGCGCAAACCAGTGGCCGGATGGACAAGTCCTTGACTCATAGGTGTTTAGATTCTAATTGGTTATTGGGGTTTATCCGATGAGTTCTCCGACCAAACTTTCAATATCCGACATGGATCCGCTTGACTCGAAGAACCGCTTTTTCGCAGCCGTAGGGCTGCCCTTTGTGGCAGAGCGGGGCGCGCTGACGGGCTGGACGGGTGTGACGGTTTTCTCTTTCTTCGCGGACACAGATTTCTTGGCCTTGTCTTTGGCGGCTTCGGCTTGCTGCTTTTGCATAAGCGCTTGCTCGCCATACAGGGCAAGGCCGACCCAGTATTCGTGCTGGGGGATCTTGAGGAGATCGGGGGCCGATTTGATCGTGGCCTTGTAAGCCTGGTTGAGCTGGCTGCCCTCCTTGAATAGATCGGGGAACACGCTCTTGGCGGCTTGCACCGCCGGCTCACGCTGGGCCAGCCACTCTTTCCTTGCCGGAACGTGGATGGTCAGGATGTCGTCGGCCTTGACCAAGTAGTCCTTCACTTCGGCTGGCTCGATATACTTCTCCGAGCCATCTGGCTGCTTGATCGTGGCGCCGTCCGTATTCTGAAGCGCCCACCGGCGAACCGCTTGGGCATTCTGGATGCGCTGCTGAAGGGCCTCGCCACTGTCCACATCGGCCAACGGGTTGTCGGCAGTGGGGGAGAGAACGGGGCGGGAGGTCTGGTTGAGCTGGGCTTCTAGGTCCGCTTTGGCGGTCTTCAGTTGCTCTAGCTCGCTGGTGGCAGCCTGGGCCTTTTCTTCGGCCTCACGCTGCTTGGCGACGAGCTTGTCAATCCTGCGTTGAACCTTGTCCTTCGTAACCTCCTCGCCAGCAGGTTCTTCTGCGGCGGCGTCCTCGCTTTCCTCGGGTTCTTCGGCAGGATCGGCTTCGGTCGCCGGCTCCTCCTTGTCTACATCTTCAGCGGAATCTTCAGATTTCTCCTCTGGCTCCTCTGTTGTGTCCGTGTTGTCAGAGATCGTCTTGTCAGCGGACTCTTCTTTGGGTTCATCGGTCGGGCGTTTAACGCCCAACTCGGCTAGTGCCATCGAAACTACATCGTCCGCTCCCGCCGCTGTTGCGGCCGTATTGTCTGTCGCCATAGGATATAAACCCCTAAGAGGTGCGCCAAACGTCTGGGGGGAACCGGGACGTTAGAACCGGGAGGTGGGCACGAAGTCCCTACTCGTCAACACAAGTAGCACACAAGCGCACACATGTCAATACATGAGCGTGGAGCAGGGAGCGGGGAGGCTGGGGCCGGAACGTGACAGTATCGTTGTGCGATACTTCGCTGGATAGAAGTTGCTATAGTTCCGCACAAGTGATGTCACTTTGTGACACAAAATGTGCGGCGTTTTTGTGGCAAAACGCAGGATAGCGCGCACAAGGTTATACGGTTTGCAGCAATCTGTCAGTTAGTGACAGGTCGGCGCACGGCAACCCTGCTTTTCTTTCGCGGCGCGTTACAAAGAAGGGGTTGTTTGTATAACGGAAAAGCTAGTTGGTATTCCCGAGCGGGGATAAACGCCGGGAAAGCGGCCGGATTATACCCGAAGGGGATGGAGTTAGGGTCGATCTGCGGGAACTATTCGATGCTACCGAATAGTTGCCCGGCGCATACTTTTTGCTGAGTTGTTATTCTCGCTTGCCCTTTAGTCGCAAAAACTATTGCGCAAAAAGTATGCGTTTGGCGCCTACTGAATCTTCGCCGCCTCGGCCCTGGTGGCCTCCAAGTAGTCCCACAATTCAACCAGCGCATTGAGCTGGCCGTTAGCGTGGGCGAGGAGGCCGGCGTCTTTGGCGGTGGCCATGTTGCTGGCCAAGGATACGCCGTCCGCGATGCGGTCTTGCAGGGCGACCATGACAGCCCGCCAGCAGGGCGGGGACTGCTCGCGGGTGAAGGCGAGGGCGCCTTTGAAGTCGAACTCTTCGTCTTCAGAAACGGGGTAGCGGTCGAGGGGGATGGTTTTGGTTTTCGTGAATAGCATAATTTTTAAGCTGTTTGTGTTCGGTGTTTGCGAATGGCGAATGCAGTCGATTGACTTGCTTAACTCGTCATTTGTGATGTTTTACGCAAGTCAACCGGGTAAATGTGTGATGCCTCATATCCAGAAGGGATACATGGCCCTGTTGGCCACGATGACGTGCGGGCCGCACTCGCGGCAGATGGGGCCGAGTTGTTCGTCAACTCCGTGGATGTCGTCAATACGAAGCTGCTTGGAACACACACCGCAGCGCGGCGGTTCCTTGCTGCGGCCTCGCCATGGGCGCACGCGCGGGGGTGGGGGAACTGTGCTGCTGGGGGCCATTAGTAACTCCCCCCTCCACGCGGGCGCAGGATGTCGCCTTCGACGTTGTTGCAGCCGGAAAGCACAAGCATGCGGACGAGATCAGGGAAGTCCTTGCTGCTGCCCTTGTTGCCGTCCGCCCCTGTCCATTCCTTCATACACCAGATTAGGTTCTGGCAGTTCTCGCTAATGTAGAGCTTGGGTTGGTTGAGTGCGTCAATCGGCTTCTGCGTGTTGTAGTGCAGCCAGTCGTTGATAAGCCCGACACCTTCATCAATCGTGTCGCCGGGGGCGGCAGAGAAGTCCATGCCGAGATCGCTCATCTCCTCGATCAGCGTGGTCGGCCGTTCCTTGGCCAAGGTCTGCGCATTGCCGTAACGCGAATCCATCCATCTCTCGAAAATCCTTTCGCCCTTTTCGACGCTCTTGATTTCCTCGATGTATCTCTCCAGCCCGAAGCCGAAGTCCTTTTGCGCGGGGCCTTGGCGTCCGTCTGCCTTTTTGCCGTCCGGCTCGGCCCACATGCCTGGATAGCCGACTCCTTCAACATACTCGTTCGGGCAGGGCCATTCCCGGTAGATGAAGCAACGGTTGGCACTATCGAACAGCGCCCAGATCATCGCCCAGTTGCGCGCGGAGCAGGGGTCTATGAATTGGTAGCGGGTGCCTTCCTTGGGAATCCATTCGTGTTTGATGACGTGAACCTTGTCGTTGAACAGCGGGAAGCGGTTGTTGATCGAACGGGTCGGGACGCCATAGGCGCGGCAGAGGATCTTTTCCCGCGTCTCGTTGCGTAGCTCCTGCTGCATGCGCTCCCAGCCGGCCCATGGATTGCCCTTGGTCTGAAAGTAAATGATCGGCCGGCCCTTGCGTCCGGTCTGGACGATGGGCACCTTCTCGTAGCCGACGATGACTTTCTCGCCTTTGTTGTCCTCAAACTTGGGCAGCAGCTCGGCATCGCTCTCTTCCACGTTGCGGGCGCCGGTGAGGTAGTCTTTGACCGTGGGGGAGTAACCCTCGATGGGCGTGAACGTGACGATGAGCACGCCGTTGCGGTCGAGTAGGCGGAAGCGGATGGTCTCCAACACGTCGAGCGGGACCAGCTCGTCGCACCATGCTATGTCAATCTCACCGCCTTCAATCGTGCTGATGTCCTGCGCGTAATTGCGGAAGATACACTGGCTGCCGTTGGGGGCGACGAACTTTGATTCGGTGAAGCCGCCTTTGACCGAATACGTTATGTTTGTCACCGTGCCCTTGCGCGCCTGTCGCCAGTCGGCCGGAAGATACTTGAAGACGCGCGGCTGCTGCATCTCGATGCTGTTGGGGGCGGTCGTTTGGAAGCACCAGGCCACGGCCTGCTTCTTGTGGTAAAGCCGGTGGATGACTTCACGCGCGGCCCACTCCGTTTTGCCCGACCTGTTGCCGCCCATGACGAGCAGTTCGCGGTTGTCTTCCAAGAGCTGGCTGGCCTTACTCCAGATCGGCGGGCGGTAGCCGTATCTATAAGGATCTACTTTTTCCTTTAAGATTAGTTCTTCCCGCTTGAGCAGCAGATCCCAGCCCTTCTCCGGGCCGATGGCCAAGAGCACGTCCTTGGGCGGGAGCTTCATCACCGGATGCGGTGTCGGTGTGAAGCGGGAGCGGGGGGTGGATTTCTTTTCGCTCATCGTAAAGAAGTGGTGGCAGCACCCCCCAGTGCCGCCACCGCGCGAAGGGTTTCCAGACGACCGGCGCAAACCCCTAGACGAGAGGCAGAAAGCTCTGGTCCTTTGTTGTTTGATCGTCCTTTCATCCTTTGCGCAAAGTCATCGTTCGTCCGGCCACTCGCCTTCGATGAGCGTGTGGTCGAGCTTGAGATCGGAAAGCGGCTCGCGGTCGCACATCTCTTTGACAAAATCCCAAGTGCGCGATTCCGGCCGCACCAAAACAGACCAACCCTTGCTTGTTTTGCGCGCCTTGCACTCCATCGCCGCATGCGGCTCGGACTTGTGGATGATCCAGAAGGTTCCACCCGCCGTGCTCCGTGGTTTCTTTGCGGGGCGGGCCTTCACGCGAATGCCTCCTGCGGCTCACAGAACCGCACGTGCTGCTTGGGCACCGTATAGTTGCGGCACTTGCGGCCTTGCTTGGGGTCGTAGACTTCCTCGACCTGCCAGTGCTTGCGGGTCCAGCCATAGACGACGGCGGCCACGGTGCGGGTGGCGTTCTCGATGACGTAGGCCAAGACCGGCGTGTCGGCTTTGGCATCGACCTTGTAAGCCTCGTCCACGATGACGGTGGGGTAGGGGTAATCGTCTCGGCTGGTGAAATGCAGGTTGGTGCGGACCTTGTGCTCGACGCGGCCTTGCACCATCAAGTCGCCGTTGTCGGCGTATTGCTCGCGCACGGTCGCATCGGGGCGGGTGCGCTGCGGCGGCAGCCAGACTTGCATGCCGGTCTGACGCAGCTTGTCGGCAAAGTCGTTGACCGCCCGCCGGCTGGCGCTCAAGTCGCCGAGGAATTGCTGGTCGGATTTCATGCGGGTGTGTGCGGTTGTGTGCTGTTTAGGCGGGAGAATCCTCGGCAATGTCCAAAGTCGGATTCGGCGCAAAAGCCAGTTGGTCGATGCGGGCGGTGAGCGGGCGGCCGTTGTCCTCGCGGATGACGGTGAGGTAGTCGTTCTCGCCGCCGCCGTTTTTGCAGTAGACGTAGGTGCGGCAAGGGCAGGGGATGCCGTCAACGTAGACGCGGTCGCGGTCTGGGCAGAAGGCGATCATGGAAAGAGAGACAGGGCCACCGGCATTTCAGTGCCCAGGCGCACATTGGAGCCGGTGATGGTTAGCGTTCCCTGTCTGTGGCCTCCTACACCGGCGACTAAAGCCGGTTCAGAGACATTGTTTTGCCGGGGACGGTGCGGCCGCACCTTTTCAGCGCCCTGGTTCCCAAGGTTACGGCTCCAGTGGGACGCAGATTGTAGCTCTGCGCTGGCGGGATAAACCATGGATGCCTCCAGACCTCGATGAGCACCATACGGTGCCATCCGGCTGCTGCGCTGCCCGGACAAAGTAACGTCCGCATTCCCATAGCGTCCTATGGGCGAAACCTGTTGATTCAGGTCCATGTTGCGCATGCAAGCAGAGGCGTTGGCGGGCAAAGTGAAGCTACGGCTCAGGTCGCTATCCCCGAGAATTCCCAGAGACCCCTCAATGACCGCAGCTAGGCACGGCTGTGCTACGCCATAACCGTCCACCCGCGTTGGCGGGAGAAGCGGCACCGTGCCAAAGAATGTGCAGGCGCCCCACTCGTCTCGCTCGGTGGAGCTGGGCATCCCGGAG